GGTTGGGTTGGGGTATTAGCTAGTATGTTGTTCCAAAGTTCAATTCCCATAAAAAATATTCGTAGCGTTGACATCGATCCAACATGCGAATCTATTGCTACTATGATGAACAAGCAAGAAGAGATGGTTGGTAGATTTCGTGCGGTAACCGCAGACATGTGCGAGATACGTAGCGATGCTGATGTTATTATTAATACCAGTTGCGAACATATTACACAAGACGAATTTGACTTGTGGAAAACCGGAGTGCCATACGGTAGTTTATTAGTATTGCAAAGTAATAATTATGACATTCCAGAACATGTACGTACTGCAAGCTCGTTAGAGGAGTTTAAACAACAGTGCGACATTAATGTGATATGGGCAGGAGAATTAGAATTGCCCTTATACACAAGGTTTATGGTTATAGGTCGTAATGTTTAATTTTAATCAACTACAAGATATACATTTTGAAATAACTAATCGCTGCCAAGCAAGTTGCCCGATGTGTAGTCGTAACTATCACGGCGGCCTAGAGAACCCGCTAATAGAAAATCGTGATTGGACTGTAGAAGATTTTAAAACTATAGCGTCTGATAAAGTATTGAATCAATTAAACGGATTTTATTTCTGCGGCAACTTCGGCGATCCTATTATCAACGATGATTTGATTGAGATGATTGAACATGCAGTAAGTGTAAATCCAAAATTAAATATACGTGTACACACAAACGGTAGTGCAAGAAAAACACAGTGGTGGGAACGGTTAGCTAGTGCCCTGCCCGAAAGACATAATGTAGTGTTTGCAATTGATGGATTAGCAGATACCCACCAGTTATATCGTATAGGTACGCAGTATAATACTATTATACGAAACGCAACAGCATTTATAAATGCTGGCGGCCATGCAGAATGGTGCTTTATAAAATTCAAACACAACGAACATCAAGTAGAAGAAGCACAACATAGAGCTACTAAATTAGGGTTTTCTAGATTCACAGAGAAAAATAGTTCAAGATTTATAGGTGAGCCAAAGTTTCCCGTTTACAACAAAGACGGTGATACAATTTATCATTTGGAGCCTCCGTCGACGTCAGAACTCCCATACATTTCTAACAAGCTAGTAAAGAATTACAAGGAAATACTAAAAGATATCGAAATAGAATGTTATGTGCAGCAAACAAAAGAAATATATATTGATGCGTACAGGAAAGTTTTTCCTTGTTGTTTTTTAGCAAGTGCGCCTTATAACTATGTTAAATTAAATGATATAATTGCGCCAGTGCGTAAAGACATGTTAGATCAATACAATAGTCTAGTTGACGATCTTGGCAATACAAATGCATTAGAAAAAACATTAGAAGAAATAATCGATTCGCCTGCTTGGCAAACTGTTTGGAAACAGTACTGGAAAGAAAATAAATTAATCACCTGTGCAAAGACTTGCGGTAAGTTAAAAGAAATACCTAGGCCTAAAGATCAGTTTATTAACATAATAGGATTAAAGAATGAATAAAGATTGGTACAACCCGCCTGATAGCCAATTAGGAAAATATCAACGAGAGTTGGAACAAGTTGCAGGATCTTCAACATTCTGTGTACTACCGTGGATACATTTTGCAACTAGACCCAACGGTGACATGCGATTGTGCTGTAGTGCTAACGCTAGCGGTGCTGGTGATGACCATGAAGTTGGCCTAGTAAAAATGGAAAATGGAAGTCCAGCAAACTTTGGTAAACATACTCCGATGGAAGCATGGAATAACGACTATATGAAAAGTGTGCGTACAACTATGCTTAAAGGAGAAATACCTGCAAGTTGCCGCAAATGCTATAAAGAAGAAAGTGTTGGAGTTGTTAGTAAACGCATTTGGGAAACGCTAACCTGGCACAATGACGATGTTGATATTCCAGAACTTATCCGACAAACTAAAGAAGACGGAACAGTACCAGAAACATTAGTATACTTAGATCTACGATTAGGTCACACTTGTAATATTAAGTGCGTGATGTGTAGCCCGCACGATTCAAGTAGATGGGTTGCAGATCATAAAAAGTTAATTCCGATACTACAAGATCCTGAAGTCAAAAGACAAATGCAATGGGACCAAAAAGAGTTTAATAATAAGTGGCATGAGAAAGATACGTTCTGGGAAGAAATGTATAGACAAATCCCTAACCTAAAGCAAGTTTACTTTGCAGGCGGCGAACCGTTAATGATCAAAGAACATAAGAAATTTATTGAAGAAATTATCCGACAAGGATATCAAGATAAGATTTTACTAAGATACAACTCGAACGGATTACTAGTAGATGAAGATCTACTTGAGTTATGGAGTAAATTTAAAAAAGTTAAGTTTGCAGTTAGCATGGATGCAAGTCATGGCCGTGATGAATATATAAGATACCCTACAGATTTTAAAACGGTAGAGCGTACATTACGTCTATTGGACAATACTCCTGATAACATTCAAACTAGTCTTGCAACAGCAATACAAGTATTCAATGTAAAACATCTGCCGGACTTTATGAAATGGAAACTAGAAAGCGGATTTAAAAAACTAAACAGCGGCAATGTCCCAGGCAATGTACAAATGGGAGGAGGACTAGTGAACATGCACTTGTTATACATTCCAACATTCCTAAGCATACAGATATTGCCTAAAGAAGATAAGCAGGAAGTTGAAGAACGATTTATGGACTTCAAAGACTGGTTGTGGAAAAACTACAGACAGGATAACGACTACTGGAAAGTTAATCCGTATGGTTGGAAACGTTGGGAAGCAGTTCTTAAACATATGAATGCTGCCGACAACAGTCATTTGCTGCCCGGATTTAAAGAATATGTAAACAAACTAGATGCTATCCGTGGGTTAAATGCCGCAACAGTATTTCCAGAACTAGCACACTTATTATAATCTGCTTATAGGCGGATGATTAAATTCTTCTGGCATTATATTTTTTGTTACAATAGATTGAACAACCTGTTCCCAACATGCTGTAAACTTTCTAGCATGTTGGCTTAGTGTATTATCTGGATATATAGCATCTATATATTGTAAGTGTTCTAACGGAGTACAATGTGCATCACCAAAATTTGCGGTGGCTCTTTTATACGCATGTCCGTCTCTAATTACATCTATTATTGAGTATTCAATTTTACCGTATACTTCTCTATATAGATTTAATACATCTACATCACATGCATATACCTCTGTAATTTCTCTATTGTCGCATAGATCTCTGTTCAGCTGAACATATCTTGCAACGAAATAATCTAAATCTCTTTCGTAAGTATAAGCATCTCTGAGAATAGCCTCTTCGTCGATATTACAAATAGAGTACATGCTAAAGTTAGCCCAGTCTACATTTTTAGAATTTAAAAATTCCTGAGTAGCTTTTATATAAGCCATGTCTCTAATTAAATTCCCGCGGCGATCTTGTCCAAATTTCTTAACCCATGCTTTGCCGTATGTTTTTTCTTTAGTTTGTGGTGGATCACAAATCCAATCAAAGTTGATATACCTATCTTCTCTATCAGGGCCTGACCACATTACTAATATTATATCATCAGCAGTAAACTTATTTTTAGCATCACATTCCATAATAGAATTAAAAATGAAATGATTGCCTGCGCCGGGTTTACCCCAGTTTTCGTAATACGGCACATCTTGTCCGATAATATCAGCCCATGTCGGCCAATGGTATCTAGTATAGCTACATCCAAATACAAACATTCTTTTGTATTTTTCTATTACTAGATTATTAATTTTCATAATTTGTTTTTGTTAGAGGTATATCAGCAGCACATGTACAGGAGTTTCGAGTGCATACTACCTGCTCACAGGGAACAATAAAACTTCCATTGTATATGTTACCTAAACTACCACCTACTCTACAAGTAGCACGATGAACATCACCGTCCCAGTTAATCATTAAGCTCTCAAGACCAGCATTGCATGACCAGCCCTTAAAGTTGTTCTTATGCAATTTAATAACATCGTTTGCATGAATAACTTCGCCACCATCTATTCTACAGTTAGGTTTGGCAGTTGCGTCTTGTGCAATAATCCATTCTAAATCCTTGCCGGCGTAGCGCATATCGTCGAACACATTGTGATCACCTTCGGTCCATCGTATTCTACGCACAGCAAACTTAATACCCTTCTCGCGGAACTGGTTAACTACCTTACGAACATCTTCCATATGTTCGTGGTGTGCCATTACATTGACAAAGAAATCTGTTTGAGTCTCATCATAAAACTGGTTAATTGTTCTAACTACACGTTGCCAATCATATTCGAAGTGTAAACTAAAAACTAAGTGATTAAAATACATTTCGTTATTTAAATACCAACGTGCTGGTCGTGTTCCGTTAGTTGTTAAGTTAACCCAGAAAATATTCTTACGTCTAAAGTAGTCAAGCAGGTCTTCTATGCCAGGGTGTACACACGGCTCACCGCCTGTTAAACTAATACGTAAGGGTTTACCTATTTCAGACAATTTGTCCACAGTTGCTTCTAATACCGTAATGTCAGTGTGTGGACTAAAGTTATCGTGTATACTGCTAGGGCAATATGTACAGTCGTAGTTACAACGTTTTCCTAGATTCCATTCAACCTTGAGTTGGTCTTGATGTGGCCAGCTGCTGGTTATTTTATACATAATTTTTAAATTCCGGCACAACACTTAATAAATTTTGATTACGAGTAGAGTCTAATGCAAAATTAAAATCTAAAAAGTCTCGCCACAAATTGTTCTGATCCTTTGATTGCAAGTAGTTAATATTGTCTTGTATTTGTTGATGAGTAACTTTAGCAAGTAATGAGTTATTCTTAATAGCTTCCCAAGTATCAACTTGTAACCTAACTGCTTCTAAACGTGCAATTGCTATATTTTTTAACTCTTGTGGTAGTACCTGTGCTGACAAACAGTTAGGATAGCTAACACGATGACTATAAAATACTATACCTAGTTTGTTGATAAAATAATCAATGCATTCGGCAGCTTGCAATATGTTGCCAGCTTGAGCAGTAAATGCACCTACTACGCGACTCACATTAGGAATTTTTTGTATTTCTCTAATGTTAGCTTCCACTTGACGGAAATCTCCGTTACCGCGAATGTAATCGTAAACATCATGGATGCCGTCAATGCTTACATTAACAGCAACGGATCTAAAATGCGGCCAATAGTTATGTATAGTTCTTCCTTTGCTTATTCCCAGCGTGGTACCATTAGTGGCATATTTAATCTCAATGTTCTTACCGTAGGGCTTTAACATATCAAGTATTTTGTAATGTCCGGGATCCATTAATGGTTCACCGCCTGCAAATTCTACTCTTCGAAAATGAGGAAGTAATTTTTCAAAACTTTCCCACCACTTGGCAGTATCATCAAATGGTCCAATATATTGACCTGGCTTGTTAACTAATCTCTCAACTGTTGGAACAAGATAGTTATTTTCTTTTTTATAAAACGGTACAACTTTATCCCAGTCTTTCCAGTTTGTGCTATCCAATGGATTGCACATACGACATTTTAAATTGCACAAGTTATTAAGTTTAATTTCCATTGTGGGAAATTCAAAGGGCATTGTGTAGTTGTCAGTTAAGGTGTCAAGAGCATTTGGATACAAATTAATCCGAGCTTCTGGAATAACGCCGTTGATATGCCGTTGTCGTAAACTTTCTACTCCTTGGTCTTCTAGATCAAAACAAGGTTTACAAACTGCTGGACGCTCGTTATTTAATACTTGCCTACGTACCTCGAGCATAGCATCACCATTCCAAACTTCTTCTAAACTTTCTTTCTGTATCCACCCAACAGGTTGGCTGCGGCAGCATACTTTAATTGCACCGTCTTCTCTAGTAGCAAGCCCTGTAAAAGGGTGCATACAAAATGTACAACTATTTGTTTTGGTCAATTGCCCACTCTCTTTCTTTGCACCAAAAACAATTTCTGCAGATGGGAACAAATTGTCCTGGAGTATATGTTGTATAATCTAATCCACTAACCTCGCCTTCGCAGCTACGAGTGATATTTAATAACTCTGTAATATTATTTTCATAATACTGTTTTATAATTTCATCTTTCATAGTGAGTACAAACGGGTGTAATATATCAACTCCCATATGTACCATGTGTAACGGCAATACTCCGTTGTTGCGTTCGGCCAATGCACCTGGAATCGCAATGTTAGGATTTTTATTAACAGCAGCAAACCAAGCATCTAAATTATAGGTATGTGCAACCCATTCATTATGCGCTCTAAGTATAATTCTATTACCTGGTTTTGCTGCACCATATTCGTCGGTAATCAACGGACTTGTGGGCTCTTCTAATTCAGGAGGAATAAATCCTTCTATATGTTCTATACGATTATCAAATCTGTTACGGAACCATTCTACTACTCCTAGTGCAACGTAACGCTGCCAAGGACGAGTTTTCCACATTCTTATTTGTGTAGTAAAGTAGATATTAGCATCAGTTTCTTTTAAAATAAGATACGCCAGTAACGCACTATCTGCGCCACCGCTCAGGCTAATACCAATACGTTTCCAATCAGGATTCAAGAACAGTTGCATACTCATACTTATCAGTTAAATAGTGCATGTTAGAAAGAACTGAATATAAAATAAAGATACCAAAAATTACTGACAATTTTAATAATATAAAAACGTCAATTAATCAAGCGACTGGTAATTTTTTTTATGATCCTTGGAAAATTAAACCTGAATATAAAGGAACAGTTTGGGAAGAACTACTCAATAGTTTACCAGAGCCCCATGGCGAAGCAAGAATTATCGCAATGCAGCCTGGAGCGACGTATATGTCACATGCAGACATTGACAATCGTTGGCATCTAAGTTTGCAAGGGGAGCAGAGTTATTTGATAGATTTAGAAAATTTAGACATGCACTTATTAACTCAAGATGGACACTGGTATTATATGGACGCTGGAAGAATACATACTGCATCAAATTATGGCAGTATTCCTAGAATACAATTAGTAGTTAGACAGTTATTAACAATAACTAAAGAACCTAAGTTAGTAACAGCGGTTATTGAACCTAGTGTGCCACAGCATGATTATAGATATAAATTTGATAATATTGTTAGTCCTTGGTTAAACTATGCAAATACAAATAACAAAATGAAAGATTTTCATTTTGAAAACAATATAGTTAAGTTCAAGATTGTATTAACTGAATTAGACTCGTTAAAACTAACAAATGATTTTAGGATTACCGTAGAATGAAAATATTAATGACAGGAAGTTCTGGATTTATTGGATCGCATCTTTCAGAACGTCTATCAAATCATACACTGCATCATTTGGTAAGTGACTTAAGAGATCACCTCAGTGTAACTAATGAAGTAATAGCTGCAAAACCAGATATAATTATTCACTTAGCAGCACGTACCGAAGTAGAACAAAGTTTTTATGAACAGATTACATTTAGTGAAATTAACTATGTAGGTACAGTGAATTTAATTGAAGCTGCAAGTAAAGTTAAAAATTTAAAAAACTTTGTGTTTGCTAGCACTATGGAAGTTTATGGTTGGCAACCGATTTCAGATGAAATTGAAAAATTTGGAAAGCCTAGTGTACCTGTTGCATTTGATGAAAATACGCAACCTAATCCCAATGCACCATATGCAGTTGCAAAATATGGTTGCGAAAAATATTTAGAATACGCACATCGTTGTTTAGATTTGCCGTTTACTGCATTGCGACAAACTAATTGTTATGGCAGAAAAGATAACGAGTTTTTTGTTACAGAACAAATTATTAGTCAAATGTTAACTAATCCAGCAGAATGTAATTTAGGGTACGGCGATCCTTATCGCAATTTTATATTTGTAGATGACATGCTAGACGCTTGGCAAGCTGTAATTGAAAATCCTGATAAATGTAATAATGGTAATATTTTTACTATTGGTCCCGATAATCCTATTAAGATTAAAGATTATGCACAAATGATTGCTAAGAAATTAAACTGGCACGGTAAAATTAATTGGGACACTAAACTCCATCGCGCAGGGGAAATTTACTGGTTAAATTCTAATAACAATTTAATTAAAGAAAAATTAGGTTGGGAGCCTAAAGTAAGTTTGGATGAGGGCTTGGACAGAACTATTGAAATTTGGAAGAACAGATATGGTCAATAACAAATGGGAACCGTATCTTAAATTAGACACTAATGGGCTACCTTGCATGGCACAGCAAACCTATGAGCCATTAGTAAGTAGTGACGGGAAGACGTTTTGTAAAAATTATAGTTTTCCAAATGAATATCAATACATGAATAGTGCAGATCGACCTTTGTATACTACAGAAGTTGTTAATTGGTTTTGGTCTAACGAGCTAATGTGGATCGAACATTTTAAAGATAAGCCCTATGCTCCTGAAATATTAGATATAGATTTAATCAACAAACGAATATACATCAAGTGGTACACAGAAAGTTGTAACCAGATAATTTATAGCGGTAAGGATTGGCCTCAACAACACTGGCGTAAACAGATTAGAGATATCATTGTGGATCAGTATAATGAAGGGGTATATAAGTTAACTATGTATCCTCATTGTCATTATATCAGCGACGATGGAAATATGCGAGCTATCGATTGGTACGGATGTGTGCCGGTTAACGATCCGTATATAGAAGAAAAATATATGCAAGGTATTATTCACGAAACAGCACAGTTTAGATTAGACGAAACTGGCAAACCTCTAGACGGAAAATTAAATTTAGAAATGATGTTTGAACGCAGTTTATCAACGCACGTGATGTGGGGCAATCATAACATGAATTACATTTATGATGAGATATTTACACGGGTTACAAATGCCTAAGCACATTGGAAAAACTGCAGGAATAGATTGGAATGCTATTATTGACCTCTGTAAAAATAGCAACGGAGATCATAACACGGTAACTAGTGTGGTTGACCGTAGCGAGGCCGAAGCAGATGGTCCGTTGCTAAAATCATATCGAGAAATTATTTCTACATGGCAAAAAGCAAAATACGATTTAAATCTGATTGAATGGTGGGATTATTATCCTGGAGAACATTTTGATATAAGCGTACAAGACAGATTTGCAGAAATTGTAAATGCTGATCCTCTGCGTGTATTTGTGTCTGAAGTAATGCCCGGACACAGTGTCCCGTATCATTGGGATGTTGAAGATAAAGAAGAGGAGTGGCTAGCACAAGGCAAACTTGTTCGATATGTTTGTTTTATGGATAAACCTAAATTTGCACAGGTTCTTATACTACAAGACCACTGCTTCTATAATATAGATCAAGGCGAAATATATCAGTGGGATGATTATAGAAATTTCCATGCAGGAACTAATGCTGGAGAAGGCCCATATTATCTTTTTCATTTTTTAGGAAGACCGCGATGATTAAATTTTTAGGAAATACAAGTTTGCTAATAAACTGGGACGATGTCATTGCCGATCTAGAGAGATGCGATTATGGAAGTCATCCAGGAAATGAGCCTATTTCAGACACGGGCCCTACACACAAAACAGGTGATCCTATTCCGTTGTTAACTCAAGTTACAGATATCTGGAACAAAGAAGGATATAAAACTGTTGAGACAGGCGGTACAGTACGATGGGATATGTTTTTTCCCGGAAAGCATTACGACCAAAGTGTTCAAGATAAATTTTGCGAAATGTTTGAACTTACACCTAACTCAACTTCTTGGATTAGTAGAATATGGCCAGGGCACCAAGCACCGATACATTGGGATGTACACGACGAAGAAGAAGAATTATTAAAAAAACCCGACGCTCTACGCTGGCACTGTCATATTGGTAAACCAGCATTTGGACATGTATTTGTATGCGAGAATGAAATATTCTATAATAGGCAACAGGGAGACGCATTCCAGTGGGATTCCCGTCGCTACTGGCATGCAGGATCTAATTGTGGATTAGTTCCTAAATATTTGTTCAATCTTTGGTAATGAGTATGGAAACAGGAATAGTACAATGGTACAATGATGCCAAAGGATTCGGATTTGTAAAAACAGATGTTGGCGATCAAATTATTTGTGAAAAATGGCATCTTACACACGAACCTAAAACTCTAAAGGAAAGACAACGTATTAGCTTTAGAAGAGACCAATGGCAAGGTAGAGATGTTGCAAGAGAAATAACAGTATTAGAAAATGATGCTATCACTGCTCCTCTTCTTAATATGAATCAAGGTAAAGTTTATAGTAAATTTCCTTTAATTATTGTATTTGAAAATGCAGTTTCAGAAGAAATATGCGATGAGATAATGGCAAAGCATCTTGCCGACGGAATGAACTTTGACGCAGGAAAGCAGTCACGTCGAGAAAGTTATACGCAGGTAACAGAAGATGTGGAACAACGCGGTATTAGTTTGGGAATGGATCCACATCACTACAACATTATTGCAAATAGCATCGTGGACAACTGTGGGTTTCCTCATTCATTTATTGAAGCAATTGATATTTACAATTACGATACTGGAAGATATTTAGACTTGCATCACGATTATCCTTATTTTCCAGACAAGATTAACTATTACTCACACGGTAATAATGATAGAGTTGGTACTAGTATTTTATATCTAAATGATGATTACAAAGGCGGCACTACATATTTTCCTAAATTAGGTGTAGATATAAAACCTAAAAAAGGAAGTATGCTGTATTTTAAACAGTGCTATGATGAACCTACAAATTGGAGTACTATACACGAGAGTACAAAAATTATCGAAGGAACTAAGTGGATTGCTAGTTGTTTCTTTAGTGAAAGAGAGCGAGTAGGATACACGAATAGAGAGGACTTTATGCTAGAAGAAAATCCAACATTTACAGAACTGTTTTATGTTAAGAAGTTTATGGAGATACAGAGAGGCAATGTACAGCTATATCGCAAACTTAAAAATTTAGAAGAAAGTGACTTGCGAACAGTAATTGAAAGTAAATTGGGTGTAGACTTCTTTAATAACCTAGACGACTTAATAAAGTGAAATTTTATATAACTGGTAGTACACGGGGACTAGGAAAATATCTAGCAGAACACTTTAATTGCGAGTGCTTAGATCGACCAATTGATTTGAATATGGATATAAACTCAGTTGCCGACAGTATAGAAGAAGGCAGTACTGTAATATTAAACGCTCATGCTTCACAGCTAGAATATGTGCATAAGTTAAAAGACAAGTGTAAATTAGTTATTTGCGGAAGTGTTGCCGCAGTAAATACTGATCCTACTATGACGGAATATAGCGAACAAAAGTATAATTTAGAAAAAACAGTAACTAAACTAGCATTAGAAAGTAAGTATCCGATATTGTATTTGAGGTTAACTAGCAGCAGTTATAGGAACGAGCACCTAATTGCTAAAAGCATACAATTTTGGATAGATACTCCAGACGTTACATTTATAGGATATAATATTAATGAGTGAAAAGAAAATTATAATCACTGGTCACACTAGTGGAATTGGTAAAGCAATTTACGACAAGTTTAAAGAGATAAGTTGTAGAGAAATTGTAGGTATGAGCCGTAGCAACGGGTATGACATTGAAAAAGACTTTGATAAAATTGTAGAAGAGGCAACTGGCGCAGAAATCTTTATCAATAATGCATATCGTGATAGCCAACAACTTAAACTAGTTGACGCACTAAAAGACAAAGTTGACATGATGGTGGTTATGGGCAGTGTTAGCCGATTCTATCCAGAACTTATTCCCACTAACTATGTACACGACAAACAAGCTCTAGCAGAAGCATGTAGACTTATTAGTTTGAATCCGACCGGTATTCCTCTATTACACTTAGATTTGGGATTCATTGAGGGAACGGAACTTAATAGCAATGATCCAACAGCCTTTACTAGTGACTACACTACCACTAAAGAAGATATAGTTGATACAATTATATTTTGGGCAGGTAAACCGTCAATTAGACAAGTTGAGTTTAGATGGAAATTAACATCTCATGTTAAGTCAGAATTAGAGCGTATCAATCCTAACTTAGATCCATCGAGGATACAGATTTAAGTTTTCTAAAAACTTATCAGGATGTATTTGCCACACGGTTTGATCTGTGTTTCGATAATGTGCTTCTTTAATTTTTGTAACAATACCTAGTTTTTCTAATGTAGGAAAATAGTAACTATGGACTAGGCGTTGACTAGCTTCTTTTGAAGTATTGCTAGTTGCATACATGTTGCCATGCCCTGCCCATTTAATGCATTGCGGAAGTAAAAATTGATCTGTTAGATTTTGATGTTCCGCAATTAACCGTTTGGGAGTAATTAATCCTTTACTGGGTCTTGATTCGGCAAATGTACAGACTCTTGTAAGTATCCTATAACTGTTAGGGCCCATTACGCCGTCAAAACTGTGTGCAGCAACACTGCCTATTGCTCGATCATTATCATATAATATCCAAGCAGACCATTCTTTCTCGTTCCGAAAGCAGTCTATCATCGCCTTCTGACTTGAATTATTTACAAATCCTCTACGAGCAGCTTCTGAATAAAATTCAGTTAAGTCTAAACTCGGAGTCCACTCTATTACCTTATGCATAGATTGCTTTTGCTTCTTCCATAACATCATCCGGAAAGTTAGTTTTAAAACTTTCAAATGCCAGCATTTGTATTTGCTTATGCGGAGTTGGCATATCTACATCTAGTCCCATAGCAGACATTTTAGGAAACAAGTCTGCTTGTCTATCTTCACTGATATGACTCATTACACTACGCAAACTAATCATGGGATCGATATCTCTATAGCAGAAAAAATAATTAATACTTTTAAGTTTTCCATCTACAACAAAGTAACTACTAGGATGCAAGCTGTACTTGTAAATGCCTAAAGACTTGTGAGCTCGAAAAATGTCTAACATTTGTTCGCGCCAATTAGGAAGTATATTATCGTATGTACAGTTATTGTCCAATGTTTGTTGCCAAAAATCTACACCTTGTACTTCCATGTAGAGCTTTTTAGAATACATATCTACCTGTGTAATGTTTGGAATCATATCTGGGAACTTGTTCCGCATCTGTGTAATGTGATTTACTTCTCGCATCCACTTTTCTTCCATCAGTGACGGATTGACTACTTGGTTCTGACCTTTATGATACTCAGTGTCATTAACATAGTGTTGACAGAATAAAGTTTTAGACTTATTAATCAAACTAGTGTAAATTAGATTGTTACGGCAAAGGCCCTTGTCTGGCACGTTATTGTAGTAGTAATCAAACTCGGTGTTCATGCACATACTTATCAGCTAAGTAGTTACATGATACGAGGTATTGGCGGAACGCCTTATATAAATTTAGATCCTTACTTAGATATAGAAGGATTTAAAAACTTACATCCAGAAATATGTAAGGGCTTTGCTTTGGCAAGAGAGTACGCCAAAGAAGGCACTTGGATGACTCCTGGGTTTGATTGGAAAGACTCTAGTTACACTCTGAATTGGAAACCTATTTACAAGGCATGGCAAGAATATCAAGACTTGCCGATTGACCATCCTATTAAACTAGAAGGCAATACCATATTGCCAACTAACTTCGGTGATTACAAGCAGAGAAATATTTTTACTCGTTATCTTAAAGCTACATTAGGTGCAAACGATCCTTACATTTATTACTTTTTATGGAATGAAGGCGATTGGAACGAAAGAAATGCACAACGACAAAAAACTGAAGAGTCGGTATATTTTCCAGGCATTGTTAACTGGGTAGAAAAATTGCAGACAGATGGCATAATTGATCGTATTGGTCGCGTTATATTCTTTCACTGCGATCACAATGGCAGAGCGTTTGAACATAGAGACCTAGATGCAAACAACGGCGTACATGATGATAAGCAGTACAGTCCGCACAACGATGAATTCATACATATACGTTATCGTACAAAGAGGGGATTTTACATTTGGGATCCCGAGAGCGAGAATAAACATTACCTAAACTGTAATGCAGCATTTTGGAATGACCAAGATTGGCATGGCGGCGAAGAATCCAAAGAAGTTGAGTACGGTCTGCGTATTGATTGTAAATTTACAGATTACTTTAGAAAAAAGATTGGTATAGGACACTTGGACCACTATTGATGGAATACGTTGGCAACTTTAATTTTATGCAGGATGAATGGCTAGAAGAAATACTGTCAACTGAAGGACAAGCTCGTCCTAGAGATTGGCCTCCTTCTAATGCCGTGGAAAGTGCAGAATATGCACATTACAAAAATGCCGGATATAGCTTAGAAGCAGTTAATTGGTGGGTATATGAAAAACAAGATGTAAGTTTTGACATTGTGCCACCTTGGACTACCAATAACTATCATTGGTGGATAACAAAATTGTACCCTGGACAATACATGCCAATGCATACCGATCCGCATACACACGACAGTCCGTGTAAACGATATTGGATGCCGCTACAAGATTATCAACCTGGACATATCTTTATATACGAGAACAATCTAGTAAAAGATTACAAAGCAGGTGATGTGTACTCTTATATTAAATCACAGGATATGCACGGAGCTGCTAACATAGGGCATACTCCGAGGGTAGTATTACAAGTTACTGAATTTATTTAAATGCCCAGCATCTGCTTCCAACGAAAAATTTATAGTTATATTATTAAATTTATTTAATTTATTAACTAGATTATTTTGTGCAGTTAACCGATGCTCTAAAGAATAAAAAGCAGCAGTTCCTTCATAACAAAATATATTTGATAAATTAACTAAGGTTTTTAGATTAGGATCTATATAATTAACTAACTCTGTACTATTAAGTAAATCGGTGTTGATAAACTTATAAGTATTACTTTCTTTTCTAGGACAATGTTCTTGCCAGTAGTCTAATGCTTTTTGATTATAATCATAAAACATAACTGTGCCGTGTTCGACTAAATCTAGATATAGTGTGCCACTTGCCGGTAACACTAGTTGCTCGTACCGTTCAGTTATTCCGGATGAGTGTTCTGTATTTGCAGTGTGAACAAACTCTTCTTTACAATACTCGACCTTATAACCAATGTATATTGCTTCCTTATAATAATCCTGTTCACTTTCTGGATAGTAATGCTTCTTATTATACCTAATGCTTTCATTAAACACCAGCACTGGCAAATTGTTTTCAAATGCTATTCTTAGCAAGTTCCAACCGTGACATCGATTAGCATATCTATGTTCTTGTGTGCCGCTGTTTACAAACTTAGGAGTGTAGTCATCATGCCAGTTCTCTGCACTGCGTCTAGGTTCTGTCTGAGTATGTGGCATGCACTTTTCTAATACGCCTACTGTAGGGTGTTGTAGTGCGTTGTAATGCGCCATGTTAACTACGTAGCACTGATGATGTAGTTCGTAGTAAGCATCGTACATTGTTCTGTCTAGTACGTGTCCTGCAACAAAGAACTCTTTATTCACTAGTTCCTCGAGAGCTTCAAAAAACGCAGAACCATTGATATATTCTGTGCCCGGACTCATCACTACTGCATAGTTGTAATCTTTTACATATTGTAAAAGTTTATCTTCGTCTTGATCCAGAAATACATCATATCCTTTAGCATATAAGTTTGAAATTGTAAAGTCACAAATATTTCTAATGGTAGTTTGTATTTCGCTAGTAGCGTATGTGCTAATATCGTCCACGATACAAAACGCTATTTTAGACATGGCTCTTTCTGTAACTTCTAGCAATTAGTTCCACAAATTCATCTTTGTGTTTACCGGGCCTACCGTGTGCTATTAGATGTATTCTACGTTGATTAGAGTTATTAAACACACTATGGACATTGCGTATGTTTATAATGAATGCTTTACCTTCTGAAAACGGAACGGTGCCATGCCCTTCTAAATGCATATTGCAATCATCTGGATGAATAATTGCAATATTGATTGGAACTCCAAAGTCTAACATATCTAATCCTTGCTCTCCCGGTAAGCGTCCAGGAGCGTCACTGTGTGGATTAATTTTTCCACCAGGTTCTAGTTCCATAAACCGTATACGCCTGTAACTTTCATAAGGAAACGCTTGCCAAAACTTTTTTATACTAGGAGTGTGGTCGCTTATACTTGTCCACTTATAAGGAACATCTTCTTCTTTGGTCCAATCTCCATAGTGTGTCCATGCTCCGGTTTTCTCTACGTCAATACCGTGTATGCAACTACTGTTCCATCCTGGATGATCGTCTCCTCGATGATTAACAAATTGCGCAGCAACAGTTTCCTGCTTCCAAGCGTCTAAATCAAACTCGATATCTAGTGCTAACCAGCCAAAATTGCTTTTGTTTAGTAACCAATCTGCTATTTTATAATCTGCATTGTCCATATACGTACTTATCTGTTAAGTGCGCATATAAATAATTATATGAAAAAATGTGCCGCTTTTTGGAATCATACAAATTTACGTAGTGAGAACAGGATTTATCCTTGTTGTAGATTTAAGGAACCTGTGCAATCGTTTAATGGTGATGTAGGAAGTATATTACACAGTGATCAGTATGAAATTTTAAGAAATACAGATGTTACTACGCTGTCGTCTTGTGCAAAGTGCATGTATGAAGAAGACAATGGCAAGGAAAGTTTGCGCCAGCAATTTAATAAACAATATAATATCGACAAAGTGGAATTACAATACTTTGAAGTAGGGTTTGATAACATATGCGATTTAGCATGTGACGGATGTTGGGGAGAATGGAGCCATACTTGGGCATTAAAAAACAATCCGACTGCAACACTTAAACAAGTAATTGTAAGCACTGATGAGTTGTTTAATATACCTAGCAGTGTTAATAAAGTATTATTTTTAGGAGGCGAGCCATTAATGACAAATCGTCATAGACGCTTTTTAAAAAATCTCAAAAATTTAGAAAATTTAGAAGTAATTTACAATACTAACGGTATGCACAAGTTGCAACAAGAAGATTTCGATATATTAACTAAATGTAAATCTGTTAAATTCATTGTTAGTGTTGATGGTTACAATACACTAAACGAAACGGTAAGATCTAATAGCATTTGGAGCATAGTTGTAAAAACAATAGAACAGATTTCGGATAAATTTGATATGACTATACATACTACTATACATAAAAACAATTGGCACGGAATTGCAGATATGCACGCATGGGTATCTAAAAATAATTATGCATGGACTACTAATATTTTAACTTATCCACTACGCCTAGATATTGTTAATTTGACTAGTTTAGAAAAAGAGTCGTTTGCAAATATGCTCGGAGAATACAATATACCTAATTCGAAATATATAAAGGAGCACCTCAATGGTAGTTAAAGGTAATATACCTATAACATGGGACACCGAATGGCAAGCATTTGAATGGAATGAAACTCTAATGACAAATGAGATACCTAAGGATGATATTTGGAATACTTCTGCAACTCGTAAAAAATTAGAACTCGAAAAACTGTATGCAGAATTAAAAATTCCTGCAGAGTGTACTAAACATTATATGAGTATTCGTCCTCCTCTTACTCCTGGTCTACATGCCGTACTAGACCAATACAATACAGTAGACCACAACTATAATTTTTTAAAACTTACAGCAGGACACAATGTTATTAAGCATTATGACAGTTATGCTACATTTATTAAGTTTAACAACATCTTAGAAGATAACCATAACTTAATTAAACGCACTATCGTTATGATGACAGATTGGAGTTTTGGTCAAGTACTTCAAGTCGAAGATCGAATCGAAACTCATTGGAAAGTCGGAGATACTTATACATGGCAAGGAGATTCTTGGCACGGGTTGGGTAATTTTGGATTTGATGATTGCGTTGTAATGCAGGTAACATGGTTATGAGCAAATACGAATACGATAAGAGAGCATTAAGATTTGGCCATTCAACTGCAATTGATGATGCAGATGTAATTGATCACATTAAAAATTTTAAAATTGATATGCATACTGTTTTATCTACTGACAGTTCAGCATATATTGAAACATTTTTAAATTGGATTAATAGTTCTAAAAATAATTCATTAAAAGGATTAGACGAGTTTAAACATGCTGTCTACTCTAATGGTACAACAGAAGGCTTTGAAAAATTTTATTGGCAGAATCAAACTCGACGATTTCGTTGTTTTAAAGGCGAATACTTATACCATAAATTGGCCTGGAGAAATCGTGATTGGAAATTCTTAGAAGATGACGAATTAACGTATAATGATGCAGTTATTATAAGTCTACCATTTGCCGATACAGGATGTAAGCATGAACAGATGGACTTAGTTCTCAAACGATGTGAACTATTAGGTATACCGGTCCTGCTTGATGCATGTTATTTTGGTATAAGCAACGGTATGGAGTATAATTTTAATTATAAATGTATTACTGATATAACTTTTAGTTTGAGTAAAGTATTTCCAGTGGCTCATGCTAGGATAGGTCTTCGACTAACTAGAGAAGATACTGACGATATGTTACTTGTCTATCACAAAAACTCATACAATAATAGACTAGGTGCAGAGTTAGGTGTACATCTAATGAATGAATTCGGCGCAGATTACATATATAACAAATATAGATATAAACAAGAAGAGTTTTGTAAGATTCTAGAGGTATCCCCAAGTGATACTGTCATATTTGGTGTAGGTGATAGTAAATGGTCTGAGTATAATAGAGGAACTAATACAAATAGATTAGGTTTTCAAAAGTATTTGCACTTACCAGTAGACAGTTTTAAGCATAATAATGAAACATAAGATAAAATATCTTCAGTTCTATATAGGCAATGTGTGCAATCTAACATGCCCTAACTGTGCTAGCTTTAACAACTATGCATTTAAGGGACAGTTTGATTGGAAAAATACTGAACCGTTTGCAAAGCAATGGAGTGAAATATTAGAACCAATTGAGCTTGCAATATTAGGCGGAGAACCGTTTACTAATATTAATCTCGATGAATGGGTACACGGATTGTTAAAATATTTTAAGGCACCTGACTTTAGAATAACAACTAATGGAACATTCATTGAAAGAGATATAGAAAGAATTTTGCAATACACACACCTAGGAGTGAATATAGAAATTAGTTCACACTCTTATGAGCATTATTGTCAGCAAACAAAATTTATAGAACAATTTTACCCAATAGTATCTGTGTTAGAAGACAGACGTATCTATAAAAATGATTCTCCCGGCTTTATCGAAGTACGTGATGCTAGCAGTTTTTTCAATATCAGTATTAAAAATGTTGCAAATAAAACTTTCTATATGCACAACAGCGATCCTATTAAAGCGCATGCCGCATGTCTTGTATCAGATTGCCATTATGTAGTTCACGGAAGATTATATCAATGTGTATTAACTGGAACTGCTGCATTATTTGCAGAACAGTTTAAATTAGATGACTACAGTACCGATCTAGTATCAAAAATCAATAGTATATCGCCATTTGATAGTAAAGAAACTGTAGATACTTTTTTAAATAATATAACCTCACCGTGTGCCCAATGTGCTCTATGCCCTGAACAGTTAGAAATGACGCAGTTTGTTTTGCCAATTAAAAAACAAAAAATATAATTTGGATTAAACTTTAATTCAGTCTTGTAATTAATATTATCACAACTTGTTAAATACTCCTATATACCTATACGGAGAGAGTTTAATGATAAGTTCGCATAATGATTGGGATCCCCTAGAAGAAATTATTGTTGGGACTGCTGATCATGCAGTTTTACCAACCATGAACAAAAGTGTGCAATCGTTTAGTTACGCAGAATACAGCTTAGAAGAATTGAAGAATTTACAAGGCCCGCATGACCAGCAAATTATTGATGAGTGTAATGAAGATTTAGAAATACTTTCTAGTACTTTAACAGGATTAGGAGTTAAAGTACATCGTCCTAATAGTATTGACCATAGTAAAGAGTTTAGTAGTCCAGATTGGAAGACGACTGGTTGGTATACATTTTGTCCACGTGACTTGCTATTACCATTAGATAACTTAATTATCGAAACTCCGAGCCCTATGAGAGCTCGTCAGTACGAAACTCGTGCATATTATGATTATCTATATCAGCAAGTCGAAGAAGGTGTAGAATGGATTAATGGCCCAACACCAATTTTATTAGATAGCTTGTATCAAACTGAAAACTTGAAAATACCTACTACATTGAATCACGAAATAGTTTTTGAAGCACCAAACATTGTAAGACTAGGTAAAGATTTACTGTATCAAGTTTCGAACAGTGGAACACTATGGGGATACAAATGGCTCAAAAGTATTTTAGAGAAACGAGGCTATAATCTACATCTTGCAGAAGGATTTTATTTTTTCGCACACTTTGATTCAACGGTAATTCCTCTTCGACCAGGATTGGTTGCATTTAATACTGCTAGACTTAGCCCGGATCACTATCCACAAATTTTCAAAGACTGGGATAAGATTTGGGTTACTCCAGAAATGATGGTACAAGTTCCTGCTAATCTCCCAGGCGGGATTCCTCCATGTAGTCCGTGGATTGGCATGAACATGCTAAGTGTTTCTCCGGAGCTAGTAATTATTGATGAAAACCAAGACGAAATGCGTCGAGTATTAGCAAAGCATGGCATTGACACTATTGGCCTTCCATGTCGCCAGGCTCGTACAATGAGCGGTGGGTTTCATTGTCAAACATTGGATGTTAAACGTAAAGGAAGTTTAGAAAGTTATTTTTAAATGTTAAATGAATTACAAGTCCATTGGGATAATAAAACTGTAGATTACAACTTAGAAAAATACAACTGGCCTGCTTGGGCGTTAAGTATTATTCAAGAAGTTGCCCCACAGATTAAGGAGTTAGAAACTTTACACGAGTTTCTAACCCCTGCAGAAATTGTTAGGGTAGGACAGCACGTACAGAATGCATGTAGTCGTAAAGACTTTATGGAACGATTTGATGCATTTGCAGCAGAGATAGTTCCTCAACGGATAAACGGTAAACGATATTTAATTCAACGTCAAGGGACATTGCGTGTTGTAATACCACAGCAAGCAAAAGCTGGACGTAAGTTAGCATTTCATCAAGGTATATTTGTTGGCAATGGTCGAGGATGCAGAACTATTTGGACACCGTTTACTCGTGCAGAAAAAACTAATACTATGTGGATGTTAGATCTTGATATAAGTCAAGAAATTACTAAGCGTGTATTAGAAGAAAAATGGACACTAGAAAAGTTTGAAGAAGAAAGTTTAAAACATGCTTGGCCAATAACACTAGATCCAGGCCAAAGTCATTTGTTCTTTCAAGAACATATTCACGGTAATGTTAACAACGAAGAAGGTTATACTCGTGTTAGCATGGATATGCGTATTTTAATTGAAGGCGAGGAATGGGGCCGAAGATTACCAGGTGGCTTTATGCGTCTTCCAGGCGACTACGAAGTTGCTGAGCCCATGGAGTACTCAAATAAAAAATTTATTACTTATGCAGGATGGAACAGCATTTTTAGCAAAGATATACCGCTACCTATGCAACGAGCTATTATAGAACCATACTGTGTTAAAAATAAAATTAGTTACAATAGTTATGAATTTGAAAATGAACATATGGATTGGCAACCTGGATTAGAATATTATATCAAAGAACGCCCAGACGGTATTGTAATGTGCAGTATGTACAGCTTAACTGATGATGTTCAGAGAAGAAGCGAGCTACTACAGTTAGCAGTAGATTGCGGAGTAGAATTACATTTTGCTAACGAATTGTGTTCTTTAAAAACTATAGATGATTTAGAAAAAATTGAAACTTATCTAAATTTTGCTGTACCTAAAAAAGGTCTTCATATTTGGGAAGATGGGTGGACTAAATGATTCAGGGCAATATAGACCTAAGCCAGTTTGACAATTGGCATAGAGAACTAACCTACAAAGCACATTATGCTCCGCTTACAGGGTTCCAATTTGTTGATCCTTATGATTATGATAGATATAAACACGAATCAATAATTGCACATATACATAAAGGTTTAGATTTAGAAAAAGAAAACTATTTTAAGAAGCAGTTTTCTAAATCTAAAAACCCTTTATTTGCAATTCATAAGATGCTGCCCGGAATGATACTACCGTACCACACGGACCAGTACGCTTACTTTCTCAAAACTAATCCTGACATCACTATAGATCAAGTATATAGAATAATAGTATTTTTAGAAGACTGGAAACCTGGGCATATATCAGAGGTTGAATATGATTCTCATACTAAATGGAAAGCTGGTGATTGGTTTTTTTGGTTAGGCAAAACACCCCACATGGCTGCTAATTTTGGACACATTGATCGTTATACTTTACAAATAACAGGATATATTGAATGAGCAAGGCACCATTAATAAATTTTGAATTATGGTATACTAACGACGATGCGCAAGATCAACATAAAATATATAGCACATTAGAACACTTAATTTATAAAGACATCGACAGAGCAATACCTATTGATACAATATTTGGGTTACTGCTCTGCGAAGGATTTTTATATAGAAACAATGAAGACTTTTATGCACTATTAAGTAGAGTTGAACGCTATGCTAAGTCTAAAGGTGTGAAAAAATTATATCTCATTGCCGGTATTTGTGAACAATATCAACAAGAATTAGATGAAAGAAATTTAGATTACACAATAATATTTTGGGACTATAGTGTTGGCTGTGTTTGGGAAAGTTATAAAAATAGATTAGATCAAACATTACCTTGGAACCCTTATGCTAATAAATTTTTATTTCTCACTGGTGTTCCATCTAGACCTAACAGGATAGGACTGTTAAGTAAGTTTTATGATAAAAAATTATTATCAAGCAGTATGTGGAGTTTTTTCCCTCCATGGACTGACGAAGATAAACAATGGTGCAGGAATCACTTAACAAAGTACTCTGATATAGAATACGACGAGTTTATTAATTTTTGTGATCAATCTGTTGACGATTTGTACAAAGATGCTAAAGAGTATAGTAGATTAACAGGCAAGCAATGGGCAGAAGGGTCTATAAAAGATAAAAATTTTATAAAAGATCCTAATTGGATAGATCCAGATATCTTTTGGAATTCTAATCTAAGCGTAATATCTGAAGGCCACGTATACCCTCCTGCTAATGATAGTAAATTTTTAACTGAAAAAACTTGGAGAGCTGTAGTTAATAAGCATCCAATTTTGCTTGCAGATTCCACCGACCGATATGTTTATTTGCAAGGCAGGGGGTTAAAAACAATTGATAAATATCTAAGCGTACCAAATTATGCATATTTTGATAATTATGATTTAAGAATGGATGCTGTAACAGTTAATGTAGAATATTTTTTAAATCATGCTACCGAACATCAAGAAGAAATAGAAAAAGATATAGATCACAATTTTTTAAGATTTCTTAAAATTGTTAAGGAAAATGAAGTTACGCTTAAATGGCTTAACACTGATTTTTTAATAACAGAAGATGAAATTAAAAAATGGTTTAGGCAATCTGGATTTACACATTTATTTAGAGAACCATGAAAACTATAACAAATGATATATTCTAAATACTTACATATA